CTATCGTTGCGGATGTGGCACCGAACATTAACGGCAAGCAGTACGCCGTTAGTGCTCTTGGTGGTACACAAACGAACGTGGACGTGAATACGGTGTCAAAACCGTTCACGATCACGTTCTTCCGTCCGGCAGTGCTGAGGGTCCTACCTCAGGCCAACCCGGTTACGGGGATTATTAAGAACGTACCGATGAACGTCTACAAGTTGATAACTCGTAAAGGCGTTCAGCCGGCAGCTAACCAGAACTCGATGGTCGCGCGTGTTACTACGACCATTGAAATTCCGGCTGGCACCGATACATACGAACCGGAAGATCTCAGGGCTCTCCTCTCGTCTCATTTCGGGACGGGTTGGAATCAAGCGTCTGGGATCGCCGACACGGTGATTTCGGGCGTACTTTAATAACCTCGTAGCCATTTGGAGTTATCCAATGGGTAAAACTGAAGATAGACTGATTAGCTTCTTCGATGTTTTGTCAAAGGAGTTGCGCAATGCCATCGTTAACGAAGACTGGAAAGTCTTCGCCATCGAACGGCAATTGTTTCGCATGCGTAAGCGTGCTAAACTTTCTCAAAGAGGTCTCCGTGCTAAAGCTGTCGCTGATTTTTGCGACGTCAATGGCATGGTTGGGAATCATGTTGTTGCTCTCCCTGAACGGGTTATTGAAAACTCTCGTCACTTCATTACTGTAGTGCTTGAGAGGTTCAACGCTCGTTTGTCGGATAGTAACATTCAGGAAACCCTTGATCTCGGGTATATGTTCGATCTATGGCGGTTTGGCCCCGGCGCCAGTAATGGCGTTCGGGGTACTCATACTGCCGAAAAGATCGTTCAGCCCATGAGCTGCACGACTCCTTGCGTGCCCTTGATTTTGATGCTTCGTCGAAATAACCTGTACTTTAGCCTCCATGACAATCTGAGGCAGGAGAATGGTTATTTGGAAGTAGAGGGCTCGCGCTTGACAACGGTACCAAAGAACGAAGAAACGGAGAGAACTATTGCTATTGAACCGTCCGGCAATATGGCCCTGCAGCTTGCCGCAGGAAAGTATCTTGAGGACGTGCTTCGCATAGGGCTTGATATATCGCGTCAACAGCCTAAGAACAAGGCCTTGGCATGTAGCGGCTCGCTGTCTGATCGTCTCGCGACGATTGATTTAAAGTCCGCTTCTGATTGTATCAAACCTGAACTAGTTCAGCTCTTGATGCCCAAAAGGTGGTATGATCTGCTAATGACCTTGCGGTCACCGCAGACTGTACTGCCTAATGGTGAGGCTGTTCCACTGAAGATGATTTCCACCATGGGGAACGGTTACACTTTTCCCCTGATGACTCTTCTACTGGTCAGTCTCATTTACGGATACCGGTGTACCCGCGGAGGCCCAAATCTTTTTATAGACTGGGCTTCTACCGCAGTTTTTGGTGATGATATCATCATACCTGCTAACGAGTATGCCGGCTTTTGTGAAGTACTTCAAGGTGCTGGATTTATCGTTAATACCGATAAATCTTACTCCAAAGGGCCCTTTCGGGAGAGTTGTGGCGGTGACTACTACAAAGGATGGGATGTAACTCCATTCTACGTACGTGATCTTAGCCATGACCCTTCCATATACGTTGCGATTAACCAGTTGCTTGAGTGGTCTTCGAAGGTTGGAATATACCTCCTTGACTCGCTTTCGCACTTGGCGTCGTTTCTAAAAACTGGACCCTATATCGTTCCGGAATGGGAGTCCCCAGATTCTGGGATTCTTTCCTCCGGTTGCCCGAGCAGGTATAAGTACTATAAGCCGCGCCAGGAGTTCAGGGAGTTCGATAAGGACTCTCCGTTCGCCATGATGCTGTTTATAGGAAAATATATCGTAGGGCACAAAACAAGCTTGTTCTTTTTACCTCGACCGTTTAAAACGAGGTATCAAGTTTGCAAGGGCAGGTTGCCGAGGGGCTACCTATCCGGCTGGGATCCAAGCAAAAGATCCCATGCTAATACTTCCTTTATATCGTCCCTGTGTTCTCTG